TCGGTGTACGACATTCTGACGATGCACGGGGTGCCGGTGCAGGGGATCAACTTTGCCGAGGGGACCAACGGGCGCGATGCCAGCGGGCGGCTGGGTTTCGTGAACGTGCGAGCGGAGGCGTACTGGCGGATGCGCGAGGCGCTGGACCCGGATAGCGGCATGGACCTGGCGCTGCCGCCCGATCGGGAGCTCCGGGCGGACCTCACGGCGCCGCGTTGGAGCATGACCGCTAGGGGGGTCCAGGTGGAAAGCAAGGAAGACATCAAGAAGCGGATCGGCCGAAGCCCGGATGCGGGCGACGCCGTGGTGCTGGCCCATTATCGGAGCGGCTCGTGGTGGATCTTCTGACGAACCCGTACAGCGTAGCAACTCCCGCGGCGAAGGGCGTGCGGCTCAGTGATCTGCCGCCCGAGGCGTGGCAGTACCTGCGCGGCGGTACAAGCGGTGGCGATCGGGCCAAGCTGCACCGGGCGGTGCCGTGGCTCTTTCGCGGCGTGGACCTCCGAGCGGATGCCGTGGCGGACATGCCGTTTGTCGTCTTCCGGGGCGAGACGGAACACGACAACTCCAAGGACTGGCAGAACAAGGTCGGGTTCCTACCCCACCCCCGCGACGTGCTCTGGCTCGTCGAGGCGGCACTGGTTATGTGGGGCTACTGCTATCTGGAGCAGGGGCGCAACATCGGCAAGCGGCTCAAGGAACTGCGCTACCTGTTGCCCACGACCGTGCGTCCGGAGATCGACCCGGAAGTGGGGCTCACCGGATTCACCCGCTCATTGGGCGGCAAAACGCTACAACTCGACATTTCCGACATATGCTATTTCTGGAACCCCGATCCGTTTGTGGAGGTGGGGCCGCCCGAATCCTCACCGGCGCAAGCGTCGCTAGCCGCGGCCGGGGTGCTTTACAACGTGGATGAATTTGCGGCCGCGTTCTTTGCGCGGGGTGCCATCAAGGGGACGCTCCTCACCGTCAAGGGCAATCCGCCGGAGCAGGAAAAAGAGCGCATCAAGTCGTGGTGGGAGCGGCTCTTTTCGGGCATCAAGAATGCCTGGTCAGATGCGGTGGTCAACGCCGACGCCGTGATGCCCGTGGTTGTGGGTGAGGGGCTTGAGAGCCTGGAGAAGAGCGACCTCACGCGGTCCAAGCGTGAGGACATAGCGACGGCGTTGGGGATCCCGCACACGATGTTGTTTTCCGACGCGGCGAACTATGCGACTGCCGAGCGCGACACGTTGAACTTTTATGATATGACCATCAAGCCCGAATGCGCGTTCATCCAAGAGGTGCTCAACGAGCAAGTGTTTGAGCCCCTTGGCTACCAGTTGCGATTCCAGCCTGAGGCGTTGCCGGTCTATCAAGAGGACGAACAGCAGCGATCGACGTCGCTGGCATCGTTGCGCGCATCGGGGCTGCCGCTCCTCATGGCGATGGACATTCTCGGCTACGAGCTATCTGAGGAGCAACGGGCGGAGCTGGAAAAGGTAGAGGCAGAACGCCAAGCTCAGGCCGCCGCGCTAGCCCGGCAATTCGGCGATTCCGGCGCACAGGATTCTCGCAATCGGGACGACGATGACCCGGCAAATAGTGAGCTCCGCACGTGGCGCCGCTGGGCACTCAAGCGCATCCAGGCGGGCAAACCACTGCGCGAATTCCGTACAGCGCACGTGGCGCCCGCCTTGGCCGCTGCGATCGCCGGGGCCCTTGAGGGATGCGAAGCGCCGGCAGAGGTGGATGCCGTGTTTGACAACGTATGGATGGGGTATCCCTGATGGAAATACCGAACCGCGAGGAGCTTGAGGCGCAACTTGCCAAAGCGCTGGCCCGGCTCCAGAAGGCGCAGTTGGCACGATTGCTGGAATATCTCGGCGATCCGCCGCGGATCGAGAACGTACCCGAGGCATTTTGGGAGGAGATCGGCAAGGAGCTCCTGGAGGTGCTGCGCCCTTTTTGCGGGGGCTCTACGTAGCCCAGGCCGAGGAGATGCTGCATGTGCACCCGGCCATCGGCGCCGATTGGGCACTGGTCAACGAGGCGGCCAGCGCATGGGCGAGCCAATACGGCTACGACCTGGTGCAGGGAGTCACGGCGCACACTCGCGAGGCGCTACAGCGGGCCGTGGGTGGATTCTTTGAGGAGGCGCTGAGTCGTGAGGAGCTGGTGGGGCGTATCAGCGGGCTCTTTGGGCCAGTGCGCGCCGAGATGATCGCCGTGACCGAGGTGACCCGGGCGGCCTCTGAGGGCCAGCAAGGGCTGGTGACGGAGGTGGCTGGCCAGGGTATCGAGATGATCGACACCTGGTCGACGCGCAATGATGAGCTGGTGTGCCCGATTTGTGGGCCGCTCCATGGGCGCGACGCTGATGGGTATGATGCGGGGCGCGTGCCGTACTGGATTCACCCGGTATCGGGCGAGCGTTACGGCAAGCCGCCGGCGCACCCGCGTTGCCGGTGCAACGACAACTGGCGATTGCCGGATACGCCTGGTGCGGCGACGGAATTCGGGACAGGAGAGTAGCACGTGGCGTTCCTCCAGGTCATCACGCGGACGTTCGGGCGGCGCCCTACGCTCCTGGCACGCAACCAAGCCAGCCTCGCGGCGCTCGAGGACGCGGATTGGGAGCAGACCCTCGTGGTAGACGAGGTGGGGCGGGGGGTGGCCTGGGCGAACGCGAACCTGGGGACGGTCCCGGCGACGGGGGATTACGTCTGGGTCCTGGACGATGACGACGTGTGTGTGGCGCCGGGGCTGTTGGCGCACCTGAAGGCGCATAGCGGCGCGTCGGTGATCGTATGCCGAGCGACCCACGTGCAGTTCGGGGTGCTGCCCCACGACAAACATTGGGAGCGAGCGCCGGTACTTGGGGATTGCGGGTGGTCCAACCTGTTCGTGCGCGGCGATGTCTGGGAGGCGCACCGGGGGGCCCTGGCCCAGTGCGGCGTGTACGAGGGGGATCACCGGTTCGCAACGCGGCTCTGGGCGGCGGCGCTGCCCTGGGCCTGGTGTGACATCGTGGCGGCGCATTATCCGCGGGTGAGCGCGGGGGCGAGCGAATGAGCGTCACTATCGAGATCGAGGGCCTGGAGCGTTTGCAGGGCAAGCTCCAGACGCTGGAATCGGGGCGCTATCTCAAGAGCGTGCTCCAGGCAGCGGCCCTCGACATCAAGGGATACATGGCCTGGTACCCGCCCTCGACGGCGGCGAATAGCCCGTTTGCCCGGCGCTGGTACGAGCGGGGTTATGGCCCCCGGTGGTATCGCAAGGACGGGTCGATCAACGGCTATCAGACCTCGGAGATGCTCGACCGCAAGTGGGCGGCGGCACGCCCCCGGGTGAGCGCCAAGAAGCTCGAGGCGAAGGTCGGGGTGAAGGTGTCCTATGCGCCCTACGTGCAGGCAAAAGACAAGCAGGCGTGGTTCCACAAGGCGCGGGGTTGGCGCACAGACGCCGACGCGGTGCGGGAACGCGGGCCGCACATTATTCGCCTAGTGCAGCGGGCGGTGCGGCAGGTCCTAGCCCATGAGCAGACCATGGCGTGGGTTGACGTGGCGCAGGGGTTCTTGAAGGGAGCAAGATGACGGACGTAACGGATTTTGATCGGCTACGCAATCGCACGCCCATCAATCGGCGTTTTCTGGTCATGGCGGATGGCACCCATGCGGAGGTAGTGGCTGCCGTGCCGCCCGCGACCATGGTGCACGGCCAGGTGACGGTGACAACGCCGGGAACCGCCGAGCCGCTTGCCGAGGAGGAAACGCCGCTCTATCGGTGCGTGTTCATCCGGGCGCTCTCGACGAACACGGGCATCGTGTACGTGGGCGGTGAGGATGTGGACAGTGACTCGGGCCACGAGCTCGAGGTGGGCGATCTCATTGCGGTCGAGGTGGCCGACCTCTCGACGGTCTATGTGGACGCCGCAGAGGCCGGTGAGGGCGTGAGTTTCATCGGCTCATAGGAGGACGGCATGTCAACCAAAGACGAGACGCTCATCACGTTTGGAGGCGCGATCAAGGCGCTGGGCGACGGTCGCGTTGGTGGGTACCTGGTGCGCTTTTCGGGCCCCAAGGATCCAGACCTCGAGGGCGAGTTCTTTACCAAGGACACCGCGTTCGGGCCGGCCAAGCAGAGTGTTGTCTACTACCAGCACGGCATGGACCCGCGCCTGAAAAAGCGGGAGCTCGATGAGGACGCCGAACTCAAAGTGGACGACATCGGCGTGTGGTGCGAAGCGCAGCTGATGATGCGCGATCAGTATGAGGAGTTCCTGTACGAGATGGCTGAGGCGGGCAGGCTTGGCTGGTCCTCGGGCACCGCCTCGCACCTCGTGGAATACGAAGAGATGGGCGCTGCACGGTGGATCAAGCGCTGGCCGCTGGGACTGGATGCCTCGCTTACGCCAACGCCTGCCGAGTGGCGCAATACGGCAATACCACTCAAGTCGTGGACACCGACGAATCTTGACCCGGAGGCAGCGCCAGAGGGCGGGGGAGACACCCCGCCGGCGACTGCGGCGGACAAGGCCCCGGCGGTGGTGGTAACGCAGCAACCTACGCAGACGCAAGGAGACCCCGATATGTCTGACAAGAACGACAAGCAGCAGGACGACGCCCAGACCGCGGCTCCCGAGCCGACGGAACTGGACGTCAAGATGCAGGCGCTCTCCGATCGGATGGACCAGATCATGCAGCTCATGCAGGACTCTCCGGCCATCCGCAAGGCGGGCACGTATACGGTCGATGGCGGAAAAGCCGACCAGGATATCAAGAACTTTGGCGACTTTCTCTTGGCCGTCAAGCGCGGCGACATGATCCGTCTGGTGCAGGTGTACAGCACCAAGACCATGACGGAAGACGAAGGTGCCGCTGGCGGCATCCTGGTCCCGGAGGAGTATCGCTCCGATCTCCTACGGGTGGCGGACATTGCCAGCCCCATCGTGGGGCTCGTGCAGCGGGTTCCGGTGAGCTCCGATGCCGGTGAGTGGCCGGCGCTGGATGTGTTCACCGCCCCGACCGCGGGCGTAGGCGATACCGCCACGGGCGCGGGGGTCACGGCGGCAATCCGGGCGGAGACCGGCGACTATGCCGAGACCGAGCCCGAGTTCACCTGGCTCCAGTGGCGGGTGCACGAGGTGGGCGGCATCGTTCCGGTGTCCAAGAACCTCAACGCCGACTCGCCGGCCTCGATCTCGGCGCTCCTGCAGCAGCTCTTTGGCATCGCCATCGCGCACAAACTCGAGCACTACATCGTGCGAGGTACCGGTGTTGGGCAGCCACTGGGCGTGTTGAACTCGCCGTGCGCGGTGGCCGTGAACCCCGACGTCGACGGCTACTTTGGCTATGCCGACGCTCTGGAGATGGTGTCGCGGTTCATGCCCGTCACCGAAAGGGTGCGCTGGGCCATGCACCAGACCTTGATCCCGGATCTCGGGACGTGGGAGCTTGGCACCGCCGGCGCCAAGGCGCCTACCATCACCGATCTGGGCATGGGCCAGCCGGTGAAAAGCCAGCACCTGCCAGCCGCAGACAATGCGGGCTGCATCGTGCTGGGCGACTGGGGCTCCTATATCCTCTTTGACCGTTCGGGCCTCACCGTTGCCTATAGCGAGCACGCCTACTTTACCAGTGGGCGGGTCGCCTGGCGCTTTGACCAGCGCTGCGACGGGATGCCCTGGATGAAGGATAAGGTGACTCTGGCCGATCCGCAGGGCAACACGACCGTCAGCCCCTTCGTCTACTTTAACGACTAGGCGACACGATCCCATAACGGGGGTGCTGCGGAGCGCCCCCTCAGGACAAGGAGACAAACAGACATGGTGTACCATCCGCGACTCTCTGAGATGCTGGCCGTCGTGGGGCGCATCAAGCCCCAGGCGGTAACGGCCGCTTCGACCGCCACGAGCGATATCGTGGACATGCGCTACCACTCGCGGCTTCTGGTGCTCGTCAACTTGGGCGAGTACGCCGCGGGCAATGACGGCGCGGTGACCGTGCAACTCTACGGTGACTCGGCAGCCAACATGAGCACCGAGGCGGCTATCGAGGGCAAGGCCATCACGGCGGCCTCGTGGACCGGCTCGGCTGGTGACGATGGGGTGGCCGTGATCGAGCTCACGGCGGAGGAGCTGGCCTCGCTGGGCCAGAGCAAGCGCTACGTGCGGCTCAAGATCACGCCGGCGGAGCAAAACATGAGCGTCGGCGCGATCCTCCTGGCCGATCACTCGCGCTACGCCAAGGCAGAGGACTATGACCTCGCTGCGGTGAAGGAAATCATCGCTTAACTTGGCTTGTGTGCTGATTGGAGGCCGCATCCATGCACGCGGAGGCACTTGATTTCGTAAGTCGCACGCTGGCCGCAACGGGCGGAGTGGGCGGCCTCCGCGTGCTGGAGATCGGCTCGTTGGATGTGAACGGCACGCCGCGAGGGCTGTGCGATGGGGCGCTCTGCTATGTGGGGATCGACCGCGTAGCGGGTCGCGGTGTGGATTGTGTGTGTGACGCAGCACAGTATGACGGCGCCGAGGGCTATGACCTGGTGATCTGTTGCGAGGTGTTGGAGCACGCGCCGAATCCCTGCGCCGTGATTGCCTGCGCCGAACGGGCCCTGGCGCCTGGCGGGCGACTGATCCTCACGGCGGCTGCGCCGGAACGCAGCCCCCACGGTTGCGATGGAGAAGCGGTGCAAGTCGGCGAGCACTATGCCGGGATATTGCCGGACGCCCTGCGCGCCTGGTTGGCAGACTGGGGGGATGTGTGGATCGAGCATCATCCGACGCGGGGCGATGTGTATGCGATGGCGACGAGGCCGTGAATTTGCCGCGCGTCCTGGTGTACTGCCCGGTGGCACCGACCACGCCGAAAATCTATGGGCGCACGGTGCAATCCATCTTTGGGATGCGCTGGCCGGCGCCTATCGACGTGGTGTTCGGGCGCGAGGATGCACCGGACCCCGGGCGGGCCGGCTATCTGAACGTGCTGGACAAGTACGTGCACGCACGTGAGATGGCGCTTGAGGGTGGATACGACGCCCTCCTGACCATCGAGGCGGACATGGTGGTACCGCCGATGGCGCTGGCGCGACTGAGCCAGGTGCAAGCGGACGTGGCGTATGGGCTGTACTGCTCGCGGCACGGCAACTTTCCGTGGTTGGCCGCGCTGGCCCTCCATGAGCGCAGCGCCGTGTTTCTGAGCACAGCTAGGCCGGACCTCATGTCCCGAGTATGGGGTCGGGTGATCGAGACCAAAGGCGTAGGGCTCGGGTGCACATTCATCTGGCGGCATGTTTTGGAGCGCATTCCGTTCCGTTGCCCGGACGTGAAGGTGGCCAACGACTGGTACTTTGCGCTGGACTGCATAACAGCCGGGTTTGTGCAGAAGACCGACTGCGGCACGGTCTGCGGACACATCACCATGAAGCCCTCGCCGCGGGTGATCTGGCCGACAATCGACGACCCGGAGCGGCACTATCGCTACGAGTTTCTGGGGTGAGGCAATGACCTATCTAGCGCTGGACGAATTGAAGCGGTACCTCGGGATAGAGGTTGACGAGGGATCGTCGGGGACAGGCGATGATGGGGCGTCCAGTTTGGATGACACCCTGCTTGAGGAGCTCCTTGAGGCGGCCGAGGCCCAGATCGACCGTTACACCGAGCGGACGTTTGCGGCAGATACAGACGCCACGCGGGTGTATGTCGTCAATGAAGACACCAGCGGGCGCATCCTGTACCTGGACGCCGATCTTTGCCAGATTACGAGCATCGTAACGGGCGATGAAGCGCTGGACACGGACGACTATACCGCCATACCGCGTAACGGCACGCCGTACTATGCGATCACCCTGCGGGCAGGGTCTAGCGCCCGGTGGGCGGGCGAGATCCAGGTGACGGGGCTCTGGGCCTGGAGCGCAACGGCTCCGGCGGACATCATCCAGGCGACCCGACGGCTGGCCGCCTATCTCTACCGGCAAAAGGACGCGCAAATATTTGACGTGACCGCACAGGTGGCAACGGGCGCTGTGACGGTGCGGCACCAGATGCCCGGAGACGTGCGCGATCTGTTGGACCCCTATGTGAGGCGCGTATGAGTATGTATCGAGTGGTGAAGCGGCTTTATTCCCTCTCGCAAGGGCGAGACATCCTGCCCGGTGAGGAAACGGAAATCGAGGATCCAGACCTCGCCGCAATGCTTGCCGAGCGCGGGGCTATTGTTCCTGCAGAGTGTGACTGGCGGGCAAAGGAGGGCGATGCGGACGTTCGCTGAGTTTGCCGGCGACCTCACCGGCATGAGCGTAACGGGAATCAAGCGGGTCTACACGGCGCCGCCCGAATCCCTGAGCACGGCGAACCTGCCGGCCCTGTTCCCGATGCTGCCCGAAGGGGAGCAGGCGCCGCTCACGTTCGGGGCCAGTGAGTATGGCGGCAGCCGATCGCTGGAATTGTGGGTGCCCATCAAGCCGTCGGCGCAGGGCACGCTGGCAGACGCGTACGCGGCCATGACGGCCATGATGGATGCGCTCGACACGGCGCTCCGGGCGCTGGACGTAACGGTACCGTACCGACTGACGTGGGCGATCCGGGGATCGCTCCTGACCATAGCGGACATCGACTATCGCGGCGCCGTGGTGACGGCGACCGCCGAGGAGGACTGAGGACATGGGGCACGTACTGATCAAAGATGCCAAGATCAAACTCAATTCACAGGATCTATCGGCCAACTCGAATGAGGTATCGATCGAGATCACCCGGCCGACCGACGAATGCGAGCCGTTTGGCGCCGACTATGTGGAGACCGGCGCCGGGGCCATGCGGGTGACGTTCCGCATTCGGGGCTACTACGCCAAAGACAGCAACTCGTTGACGGATGTAGCGGAGGCCATGGCGGCCGGCGGCGAAGAGGCCGCCATTGAGATCTATCCTGAGGGAACAGCGGTGGGCAACGACAAGTATGCCGGCACGGCCGGGATCACCAATGTGTCGCCCACGTTCACCAAGGGGCGCTTCGCCATGTGCGAGGTGTCGGGGTACATCAACGATTATGCGCGATCGACCGCTACCAGTTAGCGAGGGGAATAGCGTATGCGAGTGACCTATGCCCTCGGGGAAATGGAGCACTGGGTTGAGGTGCGCGATGACGTAGTGTGGACGCGTAAACTTACCCGGCAGCTCCTAGAGGCGCGGATCACGGCAGCCAGTGATACGACGCGGCAGATGGATCAGTACATAACCGCGTGCTCGATCACGGATGCCGACGGCCACGAGTACACGGATTGGGCAACCATCGACGATGAGGTGCTCGATAACCTGCATCCCGGCGTGTTGGAGTTTGTCGCCTGGTTGCCGGCGCACTGCAAGAGCGCCCAGGCGGCGTTGGGAAACGTGAGAGGCGGGCGGTTGTAGCGTACCTGGTAAGGGCGCAAGCCGACCCGCCCGACGCGATGGTGGATGCGTGGTGGATACGCACCTTCAAGCGGCCGCTGGAGGAGCTCGATAACGCCGACTGGCCGCGGTTGATGCGCGCGCTCGAGGCGGATCGCATCTGGCGAGCCAAGGACACGATCGAGGGCTGGAAGGCGGGCAAAATCACGAACGAACAGATGGACGCGGCGGTACCCGACGCGCTGTTTGAGGAGCTGATGAATGGCCTCGGAAACGCTTGACATCATCATCAAGGGCCGGAATGAGGCCAAACAGCAACTGGTTGGCGCTCGCGATGCGTTAGGGGGCATCGAAAAAGCGGCAATGGGCGTCATGGGCGCGTTGGGGCTCGCCTTTGGAGGGCGGGAACTGGCGCGCGCAGTCGGCGACCTCACCATGTTGGGCGCGCAGGCCCAGCGCCTGGATCGCTCGTTTCGGGGGCTCGCCGGGAGCGGCGCCGATCAGATGCTGGAACGCCTGCGAACGGCTAGCCGCGGTACCATCACCGACATGGACCTGATGCTCTCCGCGAACCGAGCCATGATGCTCGGGGTGACAGATAGTGCCGATGAGCTGGCGACGCTCCTGGAAGTTGCCGCGATACGCGGCCGGGCGATGGGGCTCTCCACTCAGCAGGCTTTTGACGATATGGTGACCGGCTTGGGGCGCGGTTCGGTGCAGATTCTCGATAACCTGGGCATCATCATCGACAGCCAAACGGCATACGAAGAGTATGCCCGGAGCATCGGCAAGGCTACCAACGAGCTCACCAAGCATGAACAGACCCAAGCACTCATGGCGCAGGTCATGGCGGACTCGCAAACACTGGTAGCCGATGCCAGCAATCAGGCTGCCGGCGATGCCCTGGAAACCATTGAGCAGGTACGTGTAGCGTGGGAGAACCTCAAAAAGGAGATAGGCACTGGGCTTGCCGGCGCCCTGTTGACGGATAGCGGCGACAACGTACTTGCCAGCCTGCTAGACGGCATTAGCGAGTACTACCGCACGGTACACCAATTGGGGCCAATTCAGGAGGCATTGGCTCTACGGCTCAAACAACTGCGCGATGAGGGCAGTCTGACGCGTGCCGAGTACAACAATCTGACGTGGACTCTCAACGCGCTCAACCTCAAGCTTCTGGCAACCACGATAAGTACTGATGACTATATCGCAGCTCTCGATAACCTGGCTACGCAAGCAGGGATCACGGATCTGGACCTTATGGGGGTGGCTAATGCGGCGTCAGATGTGGGTGATGCCTCGTTGGCTGCCGTCCCCGGTGTGAATGCCCTTACTGGGGCGCTCTTGGAGCAAGCCCAGGCGGTTCAGGAGGCTTACGATGTAGCGATTGTGCGCCAGAAGCTCGCCGCGATTCAGGCCGAACGCGACCGCGATTTGGCCACGTTCCTCTCCGAGCACGGTATGGCGCCCGATGGCACATTCCGGGGCGATCGACTCTACAAGCCCCCCACGACGCCCAGCCGGTCGGGCGGCGGCGTCAACGAGGCCCAGCGACAGGCTGAGGAGTGGGCCCGTACCGTCAAGAGCGCCGTCGAAGGCGTGTTCACCACATCCCAGGTGTCAGAGCGCGATTGGTGGGAAACGGCGCTGGGCGTCTACGCTGATAAGCCCGACGAGTACGTCCGCCGGCTGCGATCAGCCATCACCGATGTGAACTCGGAATGGAAGCACCTCCTGGGCGG